CCTGATGGAGCTACTACAACTCCTAATTCACCAGGTCCTATCCCACCATCCATGAGGTCATTTATTGGTGACCAATCTGATGGAACTGTATCTCTCTTAACTTCTTCTGCTCTCAAGTCAAAATCATCTAAATAGTTATGTCCTAAATCAGTCTCAGTACCAACTTTCATAGCTTTGTCTACTAAGTCTTTTATTCTATCGTAAGAACCAGCTTTTAGTAAGTCTACTGATGCTAATATAACTTGTTTAAGATTTTGATTTCTACAAAAAGATGTAAATTCTTTTTTGATATAATCTAAATCAACATTACCAACTTGAGTAAAAATATGTCTTAGTTGTTCAACTACAGTGGTTTTTAAAACTTCATTATCTAATTTAGATATTTGAGCTTTAAATACATCCATTGTAGGTGGTTTTCTAAACTCCTCGTGATAGTCAAGTATTTCACCAATAATCCACTTATTGGCTTCTGATTCAAAGAACTTTGGATTTGTAATCTCACTTAAAGTATCCAAAAACTTTTCATCTGTAAGTAATGCAGAAACTACTTTACTTTGAAATGATTGTCCAAATTTTGATAAATTATCTTGTGTTTCTGTCATTCACTTATTATATTTCCAAATGTTGATTTTAACCAATCATTGATATTACCAAAATTATTTACCACTTTATATTTAAGTAAAATTTTCATGAAATCCATTTTATTAATAACGATATCATTTTCATCATACTTTTCTAAAACTTTTAATTTTACTTGACCAGATATGTCTACATCATCAAGTTGCATCAAATCTTCGTTAAGTAATATTTGTTTTTTAGATTTTAAAATATCCTTGTAGATTTTTATTTTACCTTTTGTTTCTTCTATTTTAGTTTCACAAAGTTCAAATAAATCATCTATTGATAATTTCTTTTCTTCAGTAATTTCTGGAAATCTTTTAACTAATGTTTTGATACCACACCCATAAACACCAGGTATGTTATCTGATTTATCTCCATCTAAAACTCTATATAGTAATAAATTTTTTGATTCTATACCAAATTCTTCCTTTACTAATTTAGTATTGTAAAGTTTCTTTTTGGTAGGAGACCAAACGATGGTCGTATCATCTACTAACTGAAGGAAATCCTTATCAGTAGACATGACCACCGCTTGTTCGTTCTCTTTAAGAAGTTGTGTGGATATGTAAGCCATTATATCATCGGCTTCAACTCCATCATATATCATGGTTTGTATTGGTAAATAATCTAAAATTTCGTTTAACCAAACATACTGTCTTTTCATCGATTCTCTTTCATCTTCATCGTTCATCAAGTCGGCATACTGTCTGTTAACTCTTAATTTATTAGATTCTCTTTGTGATTTGTAACCACTAAACCTTTTTTTTCTTCTTTGAGAACCCCCCTTACCATCGAAAACTACAATGACTCTTGTCGGTTGAGTTTGTCTAATTGCGTAACCTATTGATTTAAGAACACCAGTTACACCACCAACATGGTCACCATCATCATTCATTGTAGGAATAGATGACCAACATCTGATAAATGTATTTAACCCATCAATAATTAAAACTCTATCGTTTCTTTTTCTATTGATATTACGGGTGTGTTCTTTTTCAACCGATTGTAGGATGTCTTTGTAAAGTTTTCTCATTAAGTAGTTGTTGTTGTGTAGGTTGGACCTTCATTTAAAGTATCTTTACTACTAAAGTACTTTTCTAAAGTTTCTAACCTTTCATCAGCTGATGCTAATAATTTTAAAGCTTCGGTTGCATTATCCCAAAAATCTTTTGTAGAATGGTCTCCGATACCAGCGGGAAAATTACCAAGTAATTCCAATGATAATAAAGCTTTGTTTTTATCAGCTTGAGCTTCAGATTTCAGCATTTCATAAATTTTTTTGTCTATCTTTGCCATAATTAATCATTTTCGCCAGGTGCCTCTGAATCTACCTCCATAGCATCTATATCAAGTGTATCATTTTTATATTGAAGAATAGTAGCTTCACAAATTCTTTTATAGATTTGTTCTCTAACATCTTCTCTTTCTTCCATCAAAGGAATAAATTCTTTTGATTGGAATTTAATAATCTCACCAGTTTCGATATCTGTATAGGTATACCAAGCACCAGCCTGTTTTAACAATTTATTTTCTTTCATAACTCCAAGCCACGAACCATAATTATCAATACCTCTTTCAAAGTATATCTCGAAATCAGCCGCCCTCAAAGGTGGCCCCATTCTATTTTTTACGATTTGTGCTCTCACCTTAATTCCAACAGTTCTATCTTTACCATTTACTTTGGTTTTAATCTGACCCATATTCTTGAGTCTGATTCTAACAGAACTATGGAATGCCAAAGCTTTACCACCACTCGTAGTCCAAGGGTCACCAAACATTACTCCCATCTTTTGTCTAAGTTGGTTAGTAAACACAAGAGTAATCTTTTGTCTACCAATCATGTTTGTGATTTTCCTCATCGCCTTCGAGATGATAATTGCTTTATCAGTTGCATATCCATCCTTGTTGTAATCTGCAGCTAACTCATTTTTAGTTGATGCTGCTGCAACTGAATCTACTACTATAGTAACTATTTTATCTCTATCAGCAGTTCTAACCTTTTCAATTATAGTTTCACAATAATCAAAAATTTGTTCTACTGAATCAGCTGATACATAAAGTAATTTAGATACATCAACACCAATCGCATCTAAAAATTCTCTACTCACTGCAGTTTCAGTATCAATAAGAACTGCAACTCCTCCTTGCTTTTGTGTTTCGGCAAGGAGGTGTGCTGCTAATAGTGATTTTCCACTTTGTTCTAAACCTGTAATTTCAGTTATTCTACCGATTGGTAGACCACCATAAGGACGATTGGATACAGCAACATCCAACATAGCAGTTCCAGTCGAAATCCAACCTTCTACATTTGTAGGTGCTTCATCCGAATCAAGAAAGAATGCTACTTTCTGGTCTTTTGCTTGTTTGTTTAGAGTATCCGCTAGGATATCTGCTAAATCCAATTCTTTTTTCTTAGCCATTTAGTGGGTATTAGTTGTTAAACAAATCATCAAATGCCGCTGCAACATCATCTGTTTTCTTAGTTGCTTTTGGCTTATCTTCATCTACATCAAAAGGTAAATCATCAGTTTTAGTAGTCTCTGTTGTTCCAAGAGTTTCTGCAGCAACTGATTCTTCACCATCTTCGTTTCTTTCTGTAGTTGGATTTAACCATCCTTCCAATACATTCTTTAACTCATCGTAAGATAACTCTGAGTATAAATCAGTAATTTCAGTTTGAGTATCCAAAAACTTAGTAACATCTTCTTTTGAATTAGATAAAGGTGTTTGGTTAGGTTTAACTCTAATAGTTGTAGTAGGATAAGTAGTACCAGCCTCTTCTGCAGATTTGTATTCGATTGTTAAATCTCTACCATTTGCAGGGTCGGTGATATCACCATAATCGGGGTCTGCAATATATCCAAGAATTTCTTGATATACAGTTTTACCAAATCCCCAAAACTTCACTCCTTCTCCCTCTTGTCCTCTAACTAATACAGGTACAAAAGTTCTTAACTTAGGCTCCATTTGTTTTGCAGCCTTCCAATCTTCTTTATCACCCATTCTCTTTAGTTTATCCGCAAACTCTACAATAGGGTCTGGTCTACCAAATGATTGTGGAGATAAATAAGTTTTGTTGTTAATGTTGTAGTGAAAGTAAAGTTCGATGAAAGGATTATCTTTGTCGAACTTGTAAGGTACGATTCTAACTTGAGATTTGCCAGGAGTTGGCTTCCAAAGTGAATCTGACTTCTTTTGGGTATTTTGAAGTTTGTTCAATCTACCCTTAATTGCGTTAATATCAATTCCCATAATGTTTCAATTTTTAAATTTAAGTGTTTAAGTTTTATAGTTTAGTTTTAAGTGCGTTTCTTACACTTGGTGTAAATATATATATGCTATTTTTTTAAAAACGAAAGATTTATTTCGCCCATTTTTTCCTTTGTACAATTTGTGATATTACACCATAGACAGATAAATCTTCGTAAGTATCTTGAATATTTTCACCTACTTCATCTGGTTGTCCTTTTACCACTAATTGTAATAATCTTTGAATCTTATCATTCTTCCTAAACCAAAGACCTGTAAGTGCAACTTTGATATCATCTTCGGTTTCTAAAGGTGTACCAACTGATATGTTACCCGGTCCATAATTCCTCTGTTTTTTACAGAAGGTTTCATACATTTCATCAAGGATGTCTTTAAATTCTTGTGTAGTTTGTGGGTATTTCTCTTCGCAATACTCCACTGCGGATTGTTTGTTCATATAACTTTTTAATAATTTAGTACTAATATACAAAAAAAATTTTAAATATCCAAATAAAATTGGAATTATTTTTGGTTGAATTCAATAATGTCAAAAACTCGTGTAGATATTTTTTTCGTACCTTCAACATTTGTTACTATTATAGAGTTTTTAAACTTAGCCCAATCGATAGAAAAAGATTTATCTAAAACACCATTATTTTCTTCCTTCACTAATTCGTTGAGAGCGTTAATAGTGTACAAGGTATTACTTTGTTTCTTTCTATGAACCAATATAGTGTTCTCTAATGGTTTATCTGGTTGATACTGAACATCTATATTGTAAGTTACAAAAAGCTCCTCTAAACTCGCTTTATTCTGAAGAACATAAATGTAGTTATATACAATATGATACTTCGTCCTAATTTCTTGAAGAGTTGTTTGTAAGTTTTCCTTAGTTGTAAAAGTACATAGCAACTGTGTTTTCATTCTTTTCCCTATAGGTATTTATCCATCTATAAGTATAAAATGAAATAAGATTCCTACTAATCTACTCCAAGTTTCCTTTTTTCCTTATCAGAAATTTCTGGTTCTGGTGGGTACTCTTCTTTATTTGCGGAATAGAGTTCTTTTCCAAAATCTTTTGCGATTTCAAACTCTAAACCAACACTCGAAGCATATCCTTGTCCTTTTTGTCTCACCTTAACCTCTGCAATAGAAACTTCTTTAGCTGGTTCTTCTGAACGATACACAAGAAAATTGTTACCATCTTCATCTTCTTTTATAGTTAATCCAGCCTTAAAATCTTTATAATTATCAATACCAAAAACTCTTTGTAGTGTTTTAGGGTCTGCAGATAATCCACCTATTGCCATTTTTTCTTCACCCTCTAATAATGATTTCATTGGTAGTTTGTTTGCTAATGCATTTAAACATCCTTCCTTAGCTTCTTCATCATCAACTAAAAATTGAATAGTATCGTTTTGATATCTTTTAATTGAACCTTGTGGGAATTTTCCATCCTCACCCTTTTCATATCCAATGTGATTATTTAAAAATTCACCAGCAGTAGTTTTTTCGGTATTTCCTTCAGAAATTTCTTTTGCTCTTTGACATGCTGCATGCATAATCAAAAACTTTTTGTATCTTGTTTTATCACCAGTATTGAAAGTTTGTTTGAATCTATCTAAATCAATAGGTGGTGGTACTGGCATTGATTCTAACTTAGTAATAATTTCATCTGCCTTCTTTTCGAGTTTATATCCTTTTGCAGCAGTACCAGAAATAACACCCAATGCATTAAGAGTTGTTCTTAATTCTTTATTTTTCATTACTGCTTCAGATGTTAAAATTTTTCTATCAACTTGTAATTGTTGAGCATCTTTACCATATTGTTGTGGTCTTTCTAATTCACCTTTTTTATAAGCATCTATATCTGCACTTTCTGGTACATTAGATG